ACTAAACATAGGTATTGCTATCTACAAACGTTCTGAACCAGATCACAATTATATCATAACTGTTGACGTTGCGCGAGGTACCTCTAATGACTATTCTGCGTTTATGGTTATGGATACAACTACCCTTCCCTATGAGGTTGTTGCACGCTATAGGAATAATGAGATCAAACCTATCGTATTCCCCAATATCATCATCGACGTTGCAAAAAACTATAATAATGCTTATATCTTATGTGAAGTAAATGATATTGGTGGACAGGTTGCAGACATTATTCAATTTGATTTAGAGTATGAGAACCTGTTGATGGCAGCAATGCGCGGGCGTGCAGGACAACAGTTGGGTCAGGGATTCTCTGGCAAGAAAACACAACTCGGTGTCAAGATGTCCACTGCTGTCAAACAAGTTGGATGTTCTAACCTTAAAGCACTTATCGAAGAGGATAAACTAATCATTCCAGATTACGATACAATTGCAGAACTAACTACTTTTATTGTCAAGGGTCAATCATTTGCCGCAGAAGACGGATGTAATGATGACCTTGCTATGTGTCTTGTTATTTTTGGTTGGATGGCAATGCAACCATACTTCAAAGAGATGCACGATAATGATGTACGTCAACGCATTTATGATGACCAAAGAGAATCTATTGAGCAAGATATGGCACCCTTCGGATTTGTAAGTGACGGATTAGAAGACGAGTATTTTGCAGATGCTCAGGGTGACGTATGGCAGGTCGCGGAATACGGAGATAAATCCTATATGTGGGAGTGGAGGTAAAGATTCAAAAATATAAATAATCCTAGACAACCGATGTTGGAATCACTCTAGGAGAATTTAAACATGGCAGCCAATCAATCCTCGCCAGGTGTAGTTATTCAGGAAAGGGACCTGACAACTATCACTACATTATCCACCGCTAATGTCGGTGTAATCGCAGCTCCCTTTGAACTCGGTCCCGTAGAGGAAATCGTTGAAGTTTCTAATGAAAGAGAACTTGCAGAACGTTTCGGCAAGCCCAATGATTACAACTATGAGTTCTGGTATACCGCTTCACAATTCCTTTCTTATGGCGGAGTTCTGAAGACTATCCGTGCAGGATCTTCTGCACTCAAGAATGCTGTCAACGCTGGCACTGCACCTCTGATCAAGAATTTACAAGACTACGAAACAACTTACGAAACAGCAAATAATACTTGGACCTGGGCTGCTCGCACTGCAGGTGCTAAAGGCAACTCCATCGGTATCTTCATGACTGATGCTGGCGCTGATCAGATTGCTGTTATTCCCGCTCCTGGTTCTGGTAACGAATTTGAGTTTGTTGCTGATGAAGCAGTTAGTGCAACATCGGGTGCTGCTGGTAAAGTCTTTAAGTATAGTATCGTCTTAACTGTTGAGACTGTTGTCGGTGACTTCGTTCCTGGCACTTCTACAACTATTAACATCGGTGGTTCTAACGAAGCGATTACCGTCCTTGCATGGGATCCTGCTAACAAGAAACTTGAAATCGCTCTCCCTTCTGGTGGTGTTACTGGCATCATTGCTGATGCTCAGACTGTAACTCAGGGAACTAATACTTGCGATATTGCTGCTTCTGGTATTGAGCGTCGTTGCTATATTGCTCTGAATAAGGATAGTATTGCATTTGCAGCAACTGATAGTATTAATGATACTAACACCAACGCTGCAGCAATTACTTCTGTCCGCGATGAGTATTCTGAGCGTGAGTATCTTCCTGGTGTAAAGTGGATCAACGTTGCTCCTCGTCCTGAGACTTCCTTGTATGCATCTAATGCAGGTGGTCATCGCGACGAACTGCATATTGTTGTCATTGATATTGACGGCAAGATTACTGGTACAACTGGTGCTGTTCTTGAGCGTTTTGTTGGTCTTTCTAAGGCATCTGATGCTAAGACTTCTGTTGGTGAAACCAACTACTATGTTGAAGTTCTGAAGCAAAAGTCTGCATACCTCTTCTGGGGTGAGCACGAGTCTGGTCTGTTCAGTGCAACTGCAACTGCTGCTGATGGTAACTGGGGTCTGACTGCAACTAGTCGCCAATTTAACCTGCTTCGCTCTGCTGCTGGTTCTACTGACTATCCCGCAGGTCGCACAACTGTAGGTTCTAAGAATAACTCTACATTCTACTATCGTCTTGCAAGTGGTGCTGATTATGCAACTGGCACTGGCACATATGCCGTCACCAATGCTGATCTTGCAACTGCATATGAACTTTGCGAAGATCCTGAGTCTCAGACCATTGATTATATTCTCGCTGGTCCTTCTGGTGCTGATGATGCATCTGCTATTGCTAAGGTCACCTCTTTGGTTAACATCGCTGAAGAGCGTCGTGACTGCATCGTATTTGTATCTCCCCGTCGCGGTAGTGTCATTGGTGTAAGCAATGCAACCACTGTCACTGACAATCTGATTGGATTCTTCAATCAACTTCCCTCGTCTTCCTATATGGTATTCGACTCGGGTTACAAGTATATCTACGATAAGTACAACGATGTCTATCGTTATGTTCCTTGTAACGGTGACGTTGCTGGTCTTTGCCTGCAGACAACCGAAACTGCAGAACCTTGGTTCTCTCCCGCAGGTTTCTCTCGCGGCATTCTGAGAAATGCTATCAAACTGGCATACTCCCCCACCAAGACTCAGCGCGATCGTCTGTATGCAGCACGCATCAATCCAATCGTTTCTTTCCCTGGTCAGGGCGTAGTTCTGTTCGGTGATAAGACTGCACTTGGTTTCGCATCTGCATTCGATCGTATCAATGTTCGTCGTTTGTTCCTCACTATCGAGCGTGTTATCGGTGGTGCTGCTAAGTCTCAACTGTTCGAGCAGAACGATGAGGCACAGCGTTCCCTGTTCCTGAACATTGTCGAACCTTACATGCGCGATGTTCAAGGTCGTCGTGGTGTCACTGACTTCCTGGTCAAGTGTGATGCTGACAACAACCCTCCCGAATCTGTTGATCGCGGCGAGTTCTATGCAGAGATCTTCGTCAAACCCACACGCACAATCAACTACATCAGTCTGACCTTTACCGCAACCAGAACTGGCGTTGCGTTTACTGAAGTCGCTTCCTGATTTAGTTAAACATAATCAAGAGACCCTACGGGGTCTCTTTTTTTGTCTGAAAATATTCTTTAGTCTAAATATTAAGGACGGAGACATTTAAAAACAATGGCAAAAAGAGGAACTCTTGACGATTTTAAGGCAAATGTCGCAGCCGACTTTGCGCGTCCTAATCTATTCCAAGTTGATCTTGCATTCCCCACTGGAATTATCAACAACTCATCTCTGATTAATCTTGGTAAGTTCACTGTTCGCGCAGCGAATCTTCCTTCTTCTCAGGTTGGTGTTATTGAAGTTCCTTTCAGAGGTCGTGTTCTGAAGATCGCTGGCGATAGAACCTTTGAACCCTGGACCATCACTATTCAAAACGATAGCAACTTCTCTCTCAGAAGTGCATTTGAACTGTGGTCTTCCAGCATTCAAGCGTATAACGAGAACTTCACCCAGGCAGCAGGTCTTGGTGATGCTGATGATAGCACTGGTTACTTCGCTGATATGAAGGTACATCAATTAGCACGCGACGTTAAAGACGGTGAGAAGCCTAAAGTTCTCAAGTCTTACAAGTTCTATAATGTTTTCCCAAGCAATATTGCTGCGATTGATCTGGACTTCGGTAACAACGATGCAATCGAAGAGTTTACAGTTGAACTGCAAGTTCAATACTGGACTCCTCTGGATGCCTCTGTGGATGACTGATAAATAGACCAGGACCAATAACTTAGAAATATAATGTCTCAGCTCTTCGGTTTTTCACTTGAAAGAGCAAAGAAGGTCCCTAAGGGGCCTTCTTTTGTTCAGAAAGATAGCATGGATGGTTCGCAACCTATCGTAGGTGGCGGATACTATGGATATTCTGTCGATTTTGATGGAACTGTCCGTAATGAATATGAACTAATTACCCGTTATAGGGAAATGGTTCTACAACCTGAGTGTGATAGTGCCGTTGATGATATTGTCAACGAAACAATTTGTGGAAACTTTGATGATGTACCTGTTGAATTAGAACTCTCTAATCTGAAGGCGTCAGATAAAATTAAAAAACTAATGAGAGAGGAGTTCCATGAAGTTCTCCGTCTTCTCGATTTCGATAATCGCTCATATGAAATCTTCCGTCGTTGGTATGTTGATGGAAGACTTTTTTATCACAAGATTATCGATCCTAATAATCCCAATGGAGGTCTTACGGAACTTCGCTATATCGATCCTCGTAAGATTCGTAAGGTAACTGAATATGAGCAGAAACGTCCTGAGCAATTACGGGGCGTTGATCTCAATACTCAACTTACACAGAAAGCAGCAGAGTATTTTCTTTACAACCCCAAAGGGTTAAAGAACTCTACAAATCAGGGTATGAAAATTACCACTGATTCTATCACATATTGTCACTCAGGTATTCAAGACCTGAATAAGAATATGACTCTTAGTCATCTTCATAAGGCAATTAAGGCAGTCAACCAACTGAGAATGATTGAAGACTCTCTGGTTATCTACCGTTTGAGTAGAGCACCTGAGCGTAGAATTTTCTACATTGATGTTGGTAATCTTCCCAAGAACAAAGCGGAACAATATCTCCGTGAAGTTATGGGACGCTATAGAAATAAACTTGTATATGACGCAAACACAGGCGAAATCAAGGACGACAAAAAATGC